CAAATCATTTAGCTCCAGGTGGTGGTAAAGTAGTAGTACTTTATAAACCAGGTTCTACAACTGTAGTTAATCTTGCATTGTCAGGTTTAGCAGCAACTGGAGAAACAGTATCTGAGGCAGCAATATCACGTATATTTTATACTGGTTCAGGACAATTAAAAATAGCTAGGAATACAACAAACGTATTCATATCTGGTGATACAGACGATTCATTTGATTTTGATTTCAAAGCAGCTGGTTGTTTGTTAAGTGCCAATAGTGATCAAGCAATAAATGTTACATTTGCTGATGCAAACAGTACTGCAATTATCGAATTCCAAAAAACTTCAAATTATAGCTCAACAACATATTAGGAAAGACTAATGAAACTTATTACAGAGTTAAACGAAGAAGTAAAATATATCTTTGAAGAAGATGAAAAAACTAAAAAGAAAAATTACTTTATAGAAGGTATCTTCATGCAAGGAGATATTAAGAACCGTAATGGTAGAATGTATCCTAAAGAAGTACTTGCTAAAGAAGCAGCTCGTTACAATAAAGAATACATTCAAAAGAATAAAGCATATGGTGAGCTAGGACATCCACAAGGTCCTACAATTAATCTCGAGAGAGTATCACATATGATTAAAGAACTAAAACCTGATGGACCAAATTTTATTGGTAAAGCAAAAGTTCTTGATACACCTTATGGTAATATAGTAAAAAATTTAATAGACGAGGGAGCACAACTTGGTGTTAGTTCCAGAGGTATGGGAACATTAAAAGACAATCAAGGATCTCAAGAAGTACAATCAGATTTTATGTTATCAACAGCAGCTGATATAGTTGCAGACCCTTCCGCACCTCAAGCATTTGTTAATGGTGTAATGGAAGGAGTTGAGTGGGTTTATGATGCAGCTTCATCTTCATTCCGTAGTATGGAAGTGGTTGAAGATATTAAGAAAGTGGGAATAAAAGATGCGAAAAAATTAGAAGAACAGAAGGTCGCTATGTTCGAAAAGTTTTTACGTAACTTATAATAATTAAATTTTATAAATAATAGAATAATAGGATATTTAATCCGTTCTAGAACAATTAAGAGGAGTCCAATGATGGCCAAAGAAGAAATCAAACAGGTAGTCGAAGATGACGATCTGCTAGAGGCCAGCGAGGCTACTGACGAGAAACAACTTGACGAGTTTAAAGCTGATGCTTCCGGTGGTGAAGGTGCTTTGACATCCGTAATTAAGGGTGCAGAAGTTCCAGAACCAACAGGCACTGGCTCAACAGCTCGAGGTGCTGACAAAAAACAAGGAGATTCTATGAATGCTCCCGTTGCAGCAACAAAAGCGTCAGTATCTAAAGCTAGCTTAATCTCGCAAGTCATGGGCAAGATGAATTCAATGACAAAAGACTCATTGCAAAAACTTGCAGGGGAAGTAGATACGTATGGTAAAAATAAACTACCAGCATCTAAACCTCAATCCCATGGTAAAGATTCAATGCCCAAATTGGCAGCAGGTAAAGTTACACAGCAAGAAGCTATAGATGCTACTGCTGAGATCTTTGCTGGAGAGGAGCTATCAGAAGACATGACTTCTAAAGCTCAAACAATTTTTGAAGCAACAGTAAATGCTAAGTTAATTGAGCTGTCCAATCATATGCATGAAGAGTATAACAAAAAACTTGATGAAAGCAAAGAAAGTTTTCAGAAAGATTTAACAGATAGAGTAGACGAGTATCTTGATTACGTCACTGAAGAGTGGATGAAAGAGAACGAAGTTGCAATTGAAAATGCACTTAAAGTCGAAGTTGCTGAAACATTCATGGATGGTATCAAAACTCTGTTTAAGGAAAACTATATCAGTGTTCCAGAAGACAAAGTTGATGTTGTTGCTGAATTAGAAAAGCAAAAATTAGAACTTGAAGGAAAGTTAGAAGAACAAACTCAAGCTACTATAGATGCTAAGAAAGTTTCTGAAGAATTAGAAGCATTCAAAGTATTTGCAGAAGCATGTGAAGGTCTAACCATCACACAAAAAGATAAGTTAACAAAACTTTCAGAAGGAATAGAATATGCTGATCAAGCTGATTATAAAAATAAGATTGATCAATTAAAAGAACATTACTTCACAAATAAGAAAGCCATTACTGAAGCAGAAGATCTTAATAGTGACCCTGTAGATGTAGATGCAGAGGCACCAGCCAATAAACAGACTGGTCCAATGAGTGTATATTCACAGGCGATCTCAAGAAGTATTCGTAAATAATAAACAAAGACCCAAGGAGGGAAACCAACAATGCAATTAACTGAAGAGCTACAAAATAAGTGGCAGCCCATACTTGAGCATTCAGATCTTCCAGAAATTAAAGATCCTCATAAGCGTCAAGTAACTGCAGCTTTATTAGAAAATACAGAGCTTGCACTTAAAGAGCAAGCCCAGTTTGCGCCTCAGAGCTTATTAGAAACATCACCTACAAATGCAATGGGTGCATCAAGTTCTACAGCTGCTGACGGAGCAATAGACATATACGATCCAGTTTTAATATCTCTTGTAAGAAGAGCTATGCCAAACTTGGTAGCATATGACATCATGGGCGTACAGCCAATGACAGGTCCAACCGGACTTATCTTTGCAATGCGTTCAAGATACACATCACAATCTGGTGATGAAGCATTCTACAACGAAGCAAATACAGCTCATGCTGTATCAGCAGTTGTAACTGAATCAGCAACTACTGTTGGTAAATCTGACGGTAACTTAGGAGATTCTCCTGCTGATGGTTACTTAAACTCATCTGCATCTAATGTAGAACTTTACAACTTTATGTCAGGTATGACAACAGCTCAAGCTGAAGCAGCTGCTGCAGAGACTACAAACACAATACCTGAAATGGCATTTAGTATAGAAAAGATTTCTGTAACAGCATTATCACGTGCTCTAAAAGCTGAGTACACAATGGAATTAGCACAAGACCTTAAAGCTATCCATGGCTTAGATGCTGAAACAGAATTAGCTAACATCCTTTCAACTGAAATTTTAGCTGAAATCAACAGAGAATTAGTAAGAACTGTTGGTATTGTAGCTAAAGTTGGAGCACAGGAAGGCACAACTACTGCTGGTAAATTTGACCTTGACACCGACTCAAATGGTCGTTGGATGGTTGAAAAGTTCAAAGGCTTGATGTTTGCAATCGAAAGAGAAGCGAACGCGATAGCAAAAGGCACAAGGCGTGGTAAAGGTAACATAGTTATTTGTAGATCTGATGTTGCATCAGCATTACAAATGGCAGGTGTCCTAGACTACACACCAGCGCTTAACTCTAACAATCTAAATGTAGATGACACAGGATCAACCTTCGCAGGTGTTCTTAATGGTCGTATCAGAGTATATGTAGATCCATATGCTGGTGATAACTATATGACAGTTGGTTACAAAGGCTCAAGTGCTTTTGATGCTGGACTGTTCTATTGTCCATATGTGCCATTACAGATGGTAAGAGCAGTTGGAGAGAATTCTTTCCAACCAAAAATTGGATTTAAAACACGTTATGGCGTAGTAGAAAATCCATTTGCTAGAGGTACTGCTGCAGTAGCAGCTGCTGGAACACTCGTTAAAGATCTTAACGAGTACTACAGAAAAGTAGTTGTTAACAATCTTATGTAAGATTGGCTTAGCAATAGCAAATTAGAAAGGGGCTCTTAGGAGCCCCTTTTTTTTGACATAAATACTATCATGGCAATATTAGATACACAACCAACGAACCCTCAGTTCTTATCACCGGTAGGTTTCAATTTTCAAATAAGAAAGTTACCTAATGTGAATTACTTTGCGCAATCAGTAAACATACCTGGTGTGCAAGTAGGTAATGCAGAACTACCAACACAATTTAAAAAAGTACCTATACCAGGTGATGAAATGACACTTGGAGATTTATCTGTAACATTTAAAGTAGATGAAGATATGAAAAATTATATTGAATTGTTTAATTGGTTGCAATACATATCATTTCCAGAAAGTTTCAATCAATCCAAACAAGTATATAATAAAGATGGTATGAGTGGACTTACAGGATTAAGAAACGTACAAAGAACAGGACGTTCGTTAGGTGAGGGATCTATTAGTGATGCTACAATAACAGTATTGAATAGTGCATCTAAACCAAATTTATCAATAACACTTCAAGATTGTTTTCCAACATCTCTAACAGATATAGTATTTGATACAAGAAATACAGATATAGATTATGTAGAAGCTACAGCAACATTTAGAGTTAACTTTTTTAGAATAGACAGTATAACATCTGCAGGTAATAGTAATACATCAGTACGAATAAATGGTTGACCTATATATAGTAATCTAGTATATTATATTCTGGAGGCACAATGAATATATTTGTATTAGATAGAGACCCTAAGACTGCTGCATACATGATGTGTGATAAGCATATAGTTAAAATGATATTAGAATCAGCACAAATGTTATCTGCTGTATTAGATCATCAATATAAAGATGAACACAAAGGTGGTAATGGACCAGTGATTGAACAATTTGGCCTACCAGGCTATCCAAAAGCTCATGCAAAACATCCTTGCACTTTATGGGCTAGAGCATCTAAACAAAACGCTATGTGGTTAGTAAGACATATGAGAGCTTTGTGTTATGAGTATACAGCTCGCTATGGTAAGACACATAAACAAGAAGGACTTGTTTCAGTATATGAAGCACAGTTACAATATTGTGAATTTGAACAACCATGTAGAACAGAATTTGTACAAGCAATAACTAATACAGAACTTCATAGAGATGATCCTGTAGAAGCATACAGAGAGTACTACAGAAAAGAGAAAGCTCATTTCTGTACTTGGAAACATGGTGATGTACCAGAATGGTTTGAAGGCTGCTATGCAATTAGATGAGTTATTTGATATATGGGAAAAAGACAGTAAGTTGGATAGGACAGAG